AAGGATAATATATAAGATATGAGATATGATCTAATGCAAAAGATGCTGAATTAGGTACGCCAGTCGCCTACGGCTTGTCGTCGTATGGATCCTAATTGCAGAGTAAGACTCGAATAAAAGGCTGGCATAACACAAAGGAGAGATTACTTCGGTAATCGGGATTAGGGAGCTTCGGCTCCCTTTTCTTTTATGGAACAACAACAAAGGATGAACGACCAAATCTAGAAATCCCGCCGCCGCTGGTATCAAGTGCTGGGGTGGATTTATCCATAACCAATCCTAAATTATTATCTGATCTGTGATTGTAAGTATTACCTTCAATAATCTGTAATTGTGATGGCGGCGGGGCACCAAATTCACCAAATGTGTCTTCGTACATAGTTGTTGGTTTGCTAGGCAAAAGAAGTTTATTACCGGTAGATCTTGACGTCAGGATATCCCCCATCCCGGTATACGTCCCAGCAAACATCTTTGCTGATATCTCTTCTGCTAAATTTTCTGCAATTTCATATTGATCACTCACTGAACGACCTGATTTTTCAAGCTCCCCCCTTAAAAGAACCCCGAAGTCTGATCCTGGGCCAATTAGTTTTTGGACGATCATCTGTTGTAATTTAGCTGGATCTTTTATTCTTCCTTGTTGTATTAGGGATCTATAACCTGAAAAATCTATAGCCTCTAGAGATTCCTTTAAAGTTGGTAAGTCAAATGGTGATTTAAATTGGCCAACAACTTGTTTTTTGGCAGATACAGCAGCTTGTGCCTCGGCCTCTGCTATAGTTGTTTTTAATTCTTGTAGGACTGCCAGATCTTCAGGCGTCATATATTTTTCAACCATTTGGAGGTTTTCTAAAATTTGTTTTGCTTCGGCTATTCTTGCAGCTTTAAATTCTGGGTTATCAACACCTGAAGCAGATGCTAATGATTGTCTTGCGTTCATCATAGCTTTCATAGCTGCGGACTGATATTCTCCTGCTTCAATATCCTGCAGCGCTTCACCAAGTCTTACTTTACTTCTATCAGCAGCTTCTTTCAATAATCTCTGTCTGTGAGCTTCAACTACACCTTCGATAGTTCTTGCAGCCAAATCAACAAAGCTAATCAAAGCACCCACTAATAGACCTGGTGCTCCAAATAGAGCTGCAACACCCATTGTCTTTGCTGTATCACTAATAAAGTCAGCCGCTTCTTCAGAACCTGTGAAGTATTCAACTGCTTGTGCTAAACCTTCACCCAAGAATCCAATAGCTAGACCGACACCAAGTCTGGATTTAAATCCTTTCTTCATAGCGTTCCAAGCCCAGGATGATAGTCCGCCTCTTGCTGCAGCGGCTCTCGCTGCTGCTGCACCTCCTAAGGCCGTTGAACCTGCGAAAAATAATCCTCTGAACAAAGCTTTAATGATTGCAGGACCAAATAATAATGCTATTGTCCCACCGATCATTGCAACATCATCAACAGTAATACTTTCTTTAAATTTGCCGAAGATAGTTCCTGATAAATCGATGACAGCATCTTCACCCGATATATCAACACCACCTAACTTAAGAAGGTACACAGCAAAGTCACCAAGAAGTTTACCCCCAAGAAGAGCTAATCCAATTTTCTTACCGAAAACTGCCCATCCCAGCGCGCCTATATTAACGGCTTCAGACATACTTTTTGCTATGCCTTCACTATTATTTTTAAAATATTCTGTTACTGATTCAGGAAGAACATTTGATAAAATATCAATCCCACCGTCAACAAGGTCCTGTGCGAACTTTGAAAATAATTGTGCTGCAGCACCAAAGATTAATCCTCTACCTAGAGCTTTACCAAAAAACCCCAGAAGGGTACCAACGGTTGCACCACCAAATATACCACCTAACATTCTATTTAAAAGATTAAATCCTGAAGCCTCTTTTATACCAGATACAAATCCTGTCGTGAGGCCTTTTGGTGCAGCAGGGGTTGATCTTCTACGGTTTTCCTGTTTTCTTTTTTGAGCAATCTCATCAAGTAGTTTTACCTTTTCAGCTTTCGCTCGATCGAGGTCAGCTTTTAGCATAGACGCAATATTTGCATTCACAGCAGATAGTTCTTTATTTTGTTCCTGTAGCTGTGCTACTACGTCCTTTAAGGTTGCCATATTAGCCTCTCATAGCCTGCCTTTGTTGTTCTTCTCTTTTTTCTTTCATCTCTTGAACGAGCATACTAATGTAAATTTCCCTCTCCCAGGGCATTTGGTTATCTAGATCTGATAATGAATAATTATGATTTTGCATTAACTGATAATTAATCCTATAAAAATTAACTAGATTGTCGTGGGAGAGGCATACTGAAAAAAATCAATCATACCTGACAATTCTCTAACGTGATCTTTGTTACATGCATCACAATGATATTCAATAGATTTCGTAACAGTTGGAAGGTCTTGGGCGAAAGATAGGATCTCTCCAAAAACCTCTGTTGGTAGTGAATCTACAAATTCTTCAATGTCTTCAGGTGTTTCATCCTCGAATGAAATTCTTTCTTCTTCTGATAGCAAACAATCTAATACTGCGCGTGAAAGAATAGACATTTGATTCGAAATACTAGTATCCTTGGTGGCTTTCATTTCATTTAATACATAGCTAAATTTAGGATATTTTAATTGAATGGTATATTGGTCATTCACTTTAATTTTCGGTAGTTCTTCTTTTAAATTAGAAATTTCTATATCTTCTAGATTTACTGAAGCATCGCAGCCTTCTTCACAGTCCGGACATTGAATATTTAATTCTGCTTTTTCACCTACTGATTTAGCTCTTAGGCGCATAAACATATATTCAATATCAAAAACAGATAAATCACTTACTTTAAAATCACCTTGAACACAAGAGGAAATTGTGTTTAAAATAGATTCTAGAATCTGCCCTTCATCCTGTGACTCCATAGCAATCAAAAGAATCTTTTGTTCTTTTACTAGGAATGGTCTGAACTTTACCTTCTTCTGGGTTGAAGGGACAATCATTTCATAGATTGGGGTATCATTAAACTTAGGTAGTGCCATATTTTATTTCATCCTAACTGAATAATCTGCTTGCAAATCCACCGATCTGCGATTGTATAAAGTCTGATACAGCTGAACCAGTGCCAGCTGAAGACTGGCGCCAATCACGGTATGTTAACTGGACAGTAAGTTCTACAAGAGAACTTTCAGCTGTATCGGCTAATTGAATCTGACCCATATTGGTTGGATATGCATCTATAAGGTAGCACTCATAGATGATATCACCACCGGTCAGAAAGTTAAAGTCAATCTCACCTTGCGCAAGGTTGATAGGACCAAGAGAAGGTAATCTCCCCTGGATTTCTGATGGTAAACTTGGAAGACCAAGATCAATATTGGCAATAGGGAATCCTACGCCTTTTTTGAGTTGTGCGATCTGTACTGGCTTAGCATAATCCCTGAAGTAACCCATTTCCCTTGTACTCGGATTAATAATATGTGCCTGCCATTGCTCGAAGTACTTACGCACACCATAATCATTTAGTACCAAAAATGATAGAGTAACATCATCGAATGCGTGATCCGATGCGACTTTAGTAAGTGTATTACCAATCTTACGATCTGTGGTTACGATCTGTCTGCCAGGAATGTTCACTCCTCGACAGAGAAGGTTTAGCTCATCACCACTTACTCCGAACTCTGCTGGTAAGGTTACCTTATAGTAGTTTGGTGCTGCAACACCACGTCGGGAGCTGATAGTGGATTTTAGTCTATCGATCATCTCTGTCTCGCAATTCTTGCTGATTCTCTGTATACATTCGATTTAGATGATTTTGCAAAATCAGCAGTTGGTAAAAAGGTTGCGATTTCCCACTCGGGCGCTTCCACGCGTGCGAAACGGGAACGGACGTGCTCACTTAGATAATGTTTGAAACAAGGTTTGAACAATCTATATTTCCCAGCACGTTTTAGTAAATCATATGACGCTCTGAATCTTGTCGTCTCGTCATATCGATTATTATTTGTAATATCCATTAGAGCATCTAAAAACTTAGCCCGATTGACTGGTGACAAGTAATGTAGATTCATTCCGTAGAACCCACCTTCTGCTGGTCCTACAATAATAGCCAATGGGAATCTGTCGTAGTAAGGAAGTGTATCCTTGTGCTTTGGATCATAAAAGAACATATTCATAGATCCAATTAGCTGTCTGTTTTTTAATTGTAATGATTCATCACGCATCAATGTATTACGATTGATGTTTCTCATATTTGCTACCTTCTTACGGAACCACTCACGTGATTCTGCAGTACGTGGGGTAATACCAGCACGGAAGGCTTCAAGCTCTAGTTTTGCGAATAAATTACTCATGTATCTATTTATGTCGATTTCTTACGTTTCTTGTAAGGTTTAAGTGGCTTTGTTGATCTGGGTTTAATACCCATACTTTCAAGTGTATCCTCAGTCCAAACTGTGAACTTCCACCCACGATCTTTAGCAAAATCTTGTGCGGCTTTCCACTTATTCTGATTCCTGACATACGTTATACCTTCTGTTATATAACGTCTAGTCTTACGTCCAGGATATTCAGGTGGTTTTGTTTCTTTCTTTGGCTTGATTTCAATAAGCCAAGTCTCTTTGTTTTTAAAAGTAACTTTTAGATCAACGTAGTATCGATGATATTTCTTATCTACTTCATAAAAATATGGTATAACTGTTTCTTCACTTGACCACTTTAATATATCGCTATTCTCATCACACCATTTAAAACAGTACTTTTCCCAGAGCGAGCGGTAAATAACATTGGTTGGATTACCTTGGTATTTGCTCGGATTCTTGACTTTATATTTTCCAGAATAGGCCATAGTTTCCATATAAATAATGTTAAGATTTTTATATTTATAAGGACTTATTAATGTCTCGAGACGGATTTGAATTTGGTGATAGAGCACCCACGACCAGGTACAAAAATGCTGACGGTTCAATAACCAACTTTAAAACCGGTCCAGGTTCTGTTCCTATCGGTGAAGGCGTTTCTAGTTCTAAGAACAGTACTGCAACACCTGGCGGTTCAAAACCTGGTGAAGGTGTTTACCAAGATGCTATCCTTCGACAAGCCCAACAAGATGACGGGGGGAAGTCCCGAGCCAGAACAGGAAGCGATCAGGTTGCTCGTTTGCGATATCCTCTTGATCCTCAAGAATATGAGGCAGAGGTTATTTTTGAGCCAATAAAACCTGAATCTATCATAGATGATCTGAGTTCGCTTTTAGATGGTAGTGGAAATAAACCTGTTTTTCCTGATCCTGAAGATGATTATGATGCTGGACCAGCTGAACGTTCTGCAGCTAGAAAGAAAAAAGAAAGAGAAGCAGAAGACAGACTGAATGCCCGCGGTGAACCTGACCCCAGAACCAGTGATCCTTATGCAGTAAAGGAAAAGGGACAGGCTTTTCAGGGACAAAGAGATAAACAAATACGAGAAGATATCAAAGCCTTTGAAGGTAAGACTGGAGCTTATACACCAAAGGATCGTAGATTACGGTACGAACAGATTGGTAGACAAGTCAGACTTTACTTACCTCAGGCTATTCAGATCACTGATGGCGTACAAGTTGGCCCAATTGATCTTGGTGTTGCTGGTGCAGGTGTAGAAGCCGCTCTTGGTACTGGGGTATCAAGCGCTGTTGATATTGCACAACAAGCTCTGGCTGGTGCTGATATTACATCGATTGTTGATGTATTCAAAAGCAATAATTTACGAAGTACGGCTGGTGCATTTGCCGCACAAAGAGCAGCAAGACTAGTTGGACAACAGGGTGTTGCTGGTGCAATTTCAAGAGGGACAAAGGTACAAGTTAATCCTAATACAAGAAGTTTATTCCGAGCAGTTAACCTAAGAGAGTTTTCATTTACATTTAAAATGATTGGTACATCTCAAGCAGAGGCAGAATCAATAAAAGCTATTATTGCATTTTTCAGGAGAGAATTATATCCTGAACAAATTCAGATTGGAATTGGTGATGTTGAAGCATCACTTGCATATAGAATGCCCAATCTATTCGACATAAGATTCCTGTATAAGAACAGTCTAGACATTGCAACAAGAATTAAACCTTGCTATTTAAGAAACTTTACTGCAACATATAACCCATCTGGTATGGGTATGCACGCTGATGGTAATTTCTTAGAAACAGATATTGTAATGTCGTTCGTTGAAGATACAACACTCAGCAGACAAGATATTAACTCAGGATATTAATATGTCGAACTATTTTAAATTTTTACCTAAAGTATTTTACAGATACGGTGACGAGGTCGACACAAACATCGCTAACAATCTGTCTGTGTACATAGACATTATTGATCAGATTAAGAATGAGATTTCGTTCTATCAGACATTCGATATTCTTGATGGGGACAGACCAGATATTGTTTCACAGCAACTCTACGGTACACCAGATTATGGTTGGACCCTTTTCTTATTAAATGATAATTTAAGGGAACAAGGTTGGCCGCTGACGGAACAAGAAATAGAGGCAAAGGCTGAAAGAGCGTATCCGCATCGTGTGCTCATCACTGAAGGTGTGATTGCTGAACACTTTCTCCCAGGTAGAACAATTGTTGGTGCGAACTCTGGTGTTACTGCGACTATTCTTAAACGTAATCTTGATCTTGGTCAATTGTTTGTTGAAGCAGATACAGCGTTTGATGACACAGAGCCCGTAGATGTTATAGTTGGTGATGAAACATATGAAGTAACTCTTAAGAGTGAAATTGTAGAATATAATGCGGTCCATCACTACGAAAACTCTGCTGGTGACTGGGTTGATATTGAT